TCTCTTGCTCCAGGGGAGTCCGAGAACTTTTTTGATGTTGATTACAAGAGTTTTGACGCCTCTCTTCGAGGAGAATTTATTCGATACCTCACCAATGCTATTGTTCACTGGTACCCAGATGATTCAAATCGTGCAGTTCGCTACGCGATTATGTCTAATATCACCTATTCAATTCAAAACATATTTGGACATGTGTATGCATGGTCAGATGGTAACCCCTCAGGTTGTCCCATAACGAGCGAATTGAATTCATTATACAATGTGACTGTGTCCAAATTGGCATATGAGAAGACTACAGGAAGGATGTCTACTCCAGACAATTTTAGAGTCATGACGTATGGAGATGATAAAATTGGTTCAGTGAGGCCCGATTCTGGGTTCGACATAAACAAGTATAGTGAATTTCTAAGGAAGTTAGGTATGCGCCCCACGAATGCCCGTAAAACAGGAGACCCCCAGCTTTCAGCCTTCAGAGACCTTATTTTCCTCAAGAGGAAATTTGTTTTGGATGAATATGACCAGTTTATTTGTCCTATTGACGCCGACGTCATTTATGACCTTGTGCATTACACAAAGACTCTAGAGCCCTCCGAGCTGCACCAAAGAGTTTTAGAAAGTATCACTGAGGCGTCTTTCCACGAGACGAAGTTTTTCGATGATTTGAAAGACACCCTCATGCATGCCCTCAAGAGAGAAAAAGTCACTCTCAATTCCATGTCCCAGGGAATTAGAGAGAGTCTCCACCAAACCCAATCCAACTTTAGAGCCCTTGCCAAAGAAAGGGGCTCAGAACACAATTAAGTGTTCTCAGACTTGGGATGTCTATAAACTCAACCGGGTGCTATCTTGTGCGTCGCTACGCAAGATATGTACGACGTCGCTTTTGCATGTGCGACTTCGAAGCTTAGCTCTCTATGAATACATGAATAAACCCACGTGTATTTTAATTATTGGGTTTGCCGAATCTACAGAAAACACGATCAACAAAACTGGTTTCGCCAGTGAACAACCTTCAACTCTTTCAGGTGGTACATCCACTTCAGTTTCTACTTACAATGCCAATCCTGCATCTGTGGGTAGAAGGATGAACCCCTATCTGTCATCACTTTACGACACACACGAAATCACTACTTATCGAGACAATGCATCATCCGT